CGCCTAGTGATCAAGATTTTAAGAATGCTGCTAAGACGGCTAAGAAGAAACCGACCAAAAAGAAGGCTACTTCTCCTGCTAGTTCCAAGGGCAGGCGCAGGACTAAAAGCTAATGGCTAAGCCAGCGAAAGGTAAGGCGAAGGTAAAGGTAACTGCGTCTGGTAGGAAGGTTTCCTACGGTCAGGCCGGTAAGGCTAAGGACGGTGGGCGCAGGGTTAAGCCAGGCAGCGCAAAGGGTGATAGCTATTGCGCCCGATCGCTAGGGATAAAGAAGCGTTTACCGAAGAAAAAGCAGAACGATCCGAACACGCCGAACAATTTGAGCAGAAAACGCTGGAAGTGTGTCGGCGCTAAATCGAAGAGGGGTTAGGTATGGCTAAGGGTGTAAATCACTACATGAAGGATGGCTCTGTACATCGCGGTGGCATGCACAAGATGCCGAATGGGGAGATGCATAGTGGCGCTAAGCACAGCGCTAGCAGCAAAAAGCTATTCCATTTTTCTGAGTTGTCGAAAACGGCACAAGCGAAAGCTAGGAAATCTAGATCACAAGCGAAGGGGTAATGAGTATGGGTTACGGAAATTATGGCAAGCCAAAGATGTCCCCGACTAGGCGGGCTACTACCAAGAAGAAGAAAAAGAAGAAGCCTCAGAGATGAAGAAATCACGTTGCGATCACAAGGAAACCTTGTACGGAAAGGGTGACCTTCGTCGCCCTACGGACGCTAAGAAATTTTCCGATAACTACGACCGTATCTTCAGAAAGAAGAAGGAGCAGAAGCTTGCCTAGCCTAATACTGGACCGTTTCGCATATCACCCAGAGGGTACGTTAGGGGTGCTGAGAGCCTCTGTAGCGAGCTTCTACACGGTTGAAAAGCCATGGGAGAGCAATACCCCATTTAAGAGTTGCATCCCTGAGGGCGAGTATCCGATGACGTGGGAGGAGAGCCCTAAGTTCGGGATGTGTTGGCATGTGAACGATGTTCCTGGTCGCACTCATATCTTGATCCATGTAGGCAATACACCGCGGGACGTTGTGGGTTGTGTTGCGGTAGGTAGATCTCTTCTCGCCGACACGATCGGTGTGGGTGAGAGTCGCAAAGCGATATCGGAGCTAGAAAGTATTACGAGCGGAACTGATTGGACGCTACAAGTTGGTTTTACGAAGGACGCGGCTGTTCCACAGTTTGCGTAGTTTCCCTTGGGGGGAAAAGGGCAGGGAGACTAAACACACTCCCTCCTTGCAGGTTCCCGTCCCTGTGCCCAAAGGCGGGGCTTTTTTTTCAGAAGCCATGGGTGTTCAGTACGGAATAATAAGGGAGTGACCCTAGCGCCAGACAACAGGGGAGTTGGAGGGCTCAAGCTGGGCTAGGGTCTATGTCGTTTTGGAGAGAAACGGACGCAGAAAGTATGACATATACTGTTGGCGTTGCAATATGAACGATATCGAAAATATCGCACGAGTACTGAAGGATGACTTCCCGAAATACGCGAAGAATATCCTCAAGGTAGTGACCAAAGAGGGCGAGATTAAACCCTTTGCCCTGAACCCTGGTCAGTTGGCGATACACAAGCAGCTTGAGGCTCAGCTTAAAGAGACGGGGCGTATACGCGCACTAGTACTAAAGGCCCGACAGGTAGGTATCAGCACCTATGTGGAAGGCAGATTTTTTTGGAGGATCACTCAAACCAAAAATGCAAACGCATTCGTACTCAGCCACTTGGCGGAATCAACTAACTCGATCTTTAACATGGTGCGTCACTTTTACGATAACGTACCTCATCCGGCCTTCAAGCCGCCTCTTGCATCGCAGAGCGCACAGACGCTCGCTTTTGATCAACTCAATTCACGATACCGAGTAGGTACTGCCCGATCCACGCAGACTGGTCGAGGTCAGACAAACAGGTTTGTACACGGGTCAGAAGTCGCGTTTTACCCGCAGGGATCTGACATTGTTGCGGGCCTGCTTCAAACGGTAGGTAACACGGGCTCTGAGGTTATCTTGGAGTCTACTGCCAATGGCGCGGGTGGATGGTTTTACGATCAGTGCATGAAATCTCTGCGGGGAGAGAGCGATTGGATTGTTTGTTTCGTGCCGTGGTACTGGATGCCAGAGTATCGCAGGAAGCCCGATCCTTACTTTGAGCGCAGCCCTGAGGAAGAAGAGCTTGCGCGTCGGTATCAGTTAGACGATGCTCAGTTGTGCTTCCGGCGGAGCAAGTTGGATGAGTTGGGTTCCACGGACTTGTTCCGCCAAGAATATCCTTCTACTCCGCTGGAGGCATTCCTCACTTCGGGCCGCTGTTTTGTTGAAGACGGCTGCTTAGTCAAGGCTGAAGAAAACTGCTACACGCCAGACTTCTGTGGCGAATTCAAAAACTCGGAGTGCATCACTCGCACCAACGGCCCCTACAAAGAATGGGAATCTCCTAGAGATGAAAGTTACGTTATTGGTGTGGACGTTGCTGAGGGTTTGGGTCACGGGGACTATTCTTGCGCTCAGATTCTAGATGCTGAAGGCAGACAGCTTGCAAGTTGGCATGGTCACATAGACCCGTATCAGTACGCCGATTTGCTCTTATCGTTGGCAAAACGGTGGAATAATGCCTATCTTATCGTTGAAAGAAATAATCATGGACTGACTACCCTTCGCAGACTTCAAGAGCTACAATATCCTAACTTGTACATCGAATCGAGCGTAGACAATGCTTACGGCGATCGACTTACAAAGAGGGGTGGTTTTCTAACGACAAGTAAAACCAAGCCTCTGATCATTGATAATCTGGCTGCGTTGTTGCGTCAGAATGATTCTGGCATCGCCGACATGGAGTTAGTGTCGGAGTGCAGGACATACGTTATTGATGACAAGGGCGGGACTAACGCCCAAAGCGGTTGTTACGATGACCGCCTAATGGCTTTTGCCATTGCCTTACACGGATTACAGAGCCTCCCACGCCCAAGAGAAAGGGTAGTGGCGAATAGGTTCCAAGCTTTTGATCCGGCGGTAGGGTATTGATGGAAGAATTCATCGAAGAGGAAAGCGAAGGCGAAGGCGAAGTTCAAGATGTTGAACTAGCTAACCTTGGCGCTCGACTCAAAAATCTGTACACCGAATACAAAGACGCTCGTCGTGACATCGAGGACGAGTGGCTTATGGATTTGCGTCAATACAATGGGCAGTACGAGCCCGACGTTATTGCGCGACTAGACGCCCAAGGCGCCCGCTCGAAAGTTTTCGTCGGTCTGACCAGAACCAAGGTCATGGCGGCATACTCCCGTATTGTCGATCTGATGTTCCAAGCCTCCGATACTTACTTTGGTATCAAGCCTACACCTCGCCCAACTATTGACCCTCTTCGGGCTATGGAGATGCGTCAGCAAGCGACCCAAGAGGTAGCAGAGGCATCCGGCCTGATGAGCGCGGACGGGATGAGCGATCTGGTTGCTCAGCGCATGGAAGAGCTAGAACCCATGTTCCTCGATGCGGAGAAAGAGATAGCGGGTGAAGCCGCTAAAGAGATGACAGTCGATATCCTTGACCAGTTGATCGAGGCAAACGCTGATCAAAAGATTAAGTCTGCGATCATGGAGTCCTGCATCTTTGGTAGCGGTGCTATTAAGAGTGGCACGGTCTCGATAGACCGCAGCCAGTCCTATAGCCGAATCATGGACGAGCAGGGCAACTCCGGCTACGCGCTGGCTATGATCGAGAAGGTCACGCCTGACATCGAGTCAGTTAGCATTTTTGATCTCTATCCCGATCCTTATTGCACAAATCTCAAAGACTGTGACGGCCTGTTCCGGCGACACATTCTGACCAAGCGCCAGTTGCGCGATCTGAAAGACCTGCCAGGTTTTGATTCTGATTCTATCGAACACATCATCAAGACCCAGCGTAAAGGTGATCACACAGAAGAGACTCACGAACGCACTCGCAGAGAGATTTCAGGCATTAATGATCAGGGCGAGTCTCGCCGATACGAGGTGCTGGAATACTGGGGCTGTATAGATGGTCAAGATCTTGTAGATCACGGCGTAGAACTCGGCGAAGACGTAGATATCACGCAGCAGTTCGACAGCAATGTATGGCTGTTGTCTGGTCGAGTGATCAAGATCCAACTCAATCCAGTGATGGGTTACAAAATCCCATACCAGATTTTCCCTTACGAGCGATCTCCTCACCAGTTTTGGGGTACAGGCGTTCCTAAAATGATGCGCGACAGTCAATCGACAATGAATGCCGCGACACGAATCTACCTAGACAACATGGCTTTATCTTCCGGCCCGATGTTAGAGGTGAACGCAGACTTGCTGGCAGCGGGGGAAGACCCAACAGATATCCATCCTTGGCGGGTATTTTTGCGCGAGGGTGGCGATGGCGCTATGCCCGCAGTGCGATTCTTTCAGCCTATTGCAAACGCGAATGGACTCACGTCGATCATCGATATCTTCCGACGCTTCGCCGATGAAACCACATCGCTTCCCTCATATACCCACGGTGAGCAGACCAAGTCTCTGAACAAGACAGCTACGGGCATCAGCATGTTGATGGGAGCAGCGAATGTTGCTCTGAAATCAACGATCAAGAATCTCGATGACTTTTTGGTCAGACCCATGATCGAGTCGTTGTTCCATTTCAACATGCAGTACGGCACGAATGAAAAGGCGAAAGGCGATCTCAAGGTCGTAGCCCGTGGCTCTACGGCACTAATTCAAAAAGAAGTTCAGTCCCAGAGACTGCTTCAGTTCATGTCACTGCTTGGTAGTCCTGAAGATCAAATGCTTGTGAACCGTCCGCAGTTGCTGAAACAAATTGCGGAGTCAATGGACATCGATCCTGAGGCATTTATGAAGTCTGAGGAGGAGATCAATGCAGAAATCCAGCAAGCCCAACAGCAGCAACAAATGCTCCTCGCAGCAAGCCAGGGCGATCAACCGCCTAACCTCGATGCCGGAATGGGAGGGGTTAATGCAGTTATGTGAACAAAGATTAAATGAAGCCCATCGTGATTTAGAGACGTTGGACGAAAAGCATTTTCGAGCTAAGCAAGGAGCGATCGCTGAGATCAGATTCATGCTTGGTTTGGAAGAGACGGCGAAAGCTGTCTTGAACCGTAGCCGGACACCTTCGAGTACTCCTGGTTACGAAATGTAAGGACTCTCTACGCAAGTAGACCCAAGGAATGATTGATGAGAAATGATCCAGAGCAATTAGAACGCGAAGCGCGAGAACTGATGGAGCAGGCAATGAAGGCTGGCTCAGAACCCGATCAAGATGACGGTCTTGAGGCGGACACCTCTGAACAGCAAGAAGAGCAGCTTCAAGAAGCCCCCACGGAGTCTGTGGACACGGCTGAGGAGATCGATGCGGAGGCTCAGGAGCCAGAAGAGGATCGCGGCGAAACTCAACTGGACGATGCCGTCACTAAGGCGGAACAGCGCGTAAAAAATGCTCAGGCGAAAATGACGAAAGCTTTGCAGGAAACCTCTGCTCTCAGGAAACATCTTGAGAAACTCCAGGGGTTGAACGACGAGTTAAGTCAACAGTTGGCTGCTTTTGAGGAAAAGGACAATAGGTTGGAAGAGGTCAGGGAAAACTACCCTGATATCGCCGGCCCCTTGCTCGACGCCTTAGAAAAGCAAAAGACTGAGGTTCAACAAACCCGTGAGGCTTTGGCTGAGCGACAACGTATAGACGTAGAGAAAGAGCAGAACCTCGCAATCGAGGAACACTGGTCTCGAATCCGAGAAGTCCATCCCGATGCAGACGATCTAATTGTCACGAGTGAATGGAACGATTGGTTAGAAGAACAGACCCCGACTGTCCAGCGATGGGTGAACGAGGGTAGCTCTAATGACGCTATTTCGGTGTTGGCAAAGTTCAAAACTGATCTGGGTATTGGTGATCCGACGCCGCAAGAGAAGGTCTTAGCGAAGGCAAGAAAGGTTGCAGAACCGAAGATGCCTTCTGCGAGAAAGACCGACACAAAGTCCGGAAAGAAAACTTGGACTGTCGATGAGATCAAGCGGATGCCTAATCGTGAATTCGAGAAGCATCAGGCGGAAATCTTAGAGGCGTATGCCCAAAACCAAATCCGGAGTTAATTTTTTTACTCTTGCTAAAAGGACTAAGTAAATGGCTTTTTCACAATTCAGCACAGGGACTACTTCTGAAGTAAATTTTATACCTGAGGTATTCTCTAAACTGTTACAAGCGAAGTTCTATAAGACTTCAGTATTGCCTGCGATCTCTAATACAGATTACGAAGGCGAAATATCAGGCCAGGGCGACAAGGTTGTTATCCGCACAGTACCTTCTGTAACGATCAACGATTACTCTGGCACCATCTCAACTCAAGAGCTAACAACCAGCAAGGTTGAGCTTCTGATCGACAAAGCGAAGTACTTCAGCTTCCTTGGCGACGATATCTTGAAGGCGCAAGCTGACATTGATTACGTTACTAAGGCGTCTGATGACGCTGCCGAAGGCATGCGTGTTGCAGTCGAGACAGACGTGTTAGCAGGCGTGGTTACTGGCGCAACGACTATTCAGTCACAAGCCTCAATCACCGCTGCCAACGTGCTGACCAGCATCCTGAGCATGTCTACAGCATTAGACCAACTGAACATTCCAGAAGAAGGTCGATTCATCGTCCTGTCTCCTGAGTTCATCTCTTTGCTCAAGCAATCAGAACTGCGTCAGGCATACCTGACTGGTGACTCTGAGTCTCCTCTGCGTAATGGCAAGGTTGGCGTTGTTGACCGCTTCACGGTCTATCAAAGCAACATGCTCTTTACGCCTGGCTCAGGCGCTGACAGCGGCTATACCCACGTTTTGGCGGGTCATCCAAAGGCGATTAGCTTCGCTTCTCAGTTCACAAACACTGAAACCAACCGAATGGAATCTACCTTCGGCGATCAGGTTCGTGGTCTGAAAGTCTACGGCAGCAAGGTAGTAGTACCTGACGCTCTCGTAGTCGGTAAGTGGACTTAGAAATAGGTCAGCGGAGGGAGGGCTTTTGCTCTCCCTTCGTCACTTATGGAAAGCGA